GTGTCCGCTTGGAAGGCTCTAGACTTTTGAAGTACCCCCGGCCCCATTCAGTGAGGCGAGCGCTTCGCCGACAGTGGCAAAGCCTAGCTTCCCTGCTTCATTCCTTAGCTCATCGTATGCCTTGGCCTTGTCGGCTTTGGTCATCATTAGCTTACGGGCCATCCGTTCAATCCGATCTCTTGCCGTCGTCGCTTGAACCCAAAGTCCTTGCGCGTCTTCTGATCGTGATGAGGCCTACACAAATTACGCGTGTTGGAATCGACGTCCAATCCGCCTTTCGACAGCGGAATGACGTGATCGACTTCAACGGCTCGGATGTACCGACCTTCAGCCTGGCAGTCCTCGCATAGTCCCTTGGTACGCTCTAGGCGGCGTAAGCGCTGGGCTTTGCCTGCTCTGCCACGGAGGCGCTCAACAGTGCGTCCCTGACTTGGCTGCATGATGGGCGAACCTCGTCTTCCCACACTTGCGGATGCGGTACGCTATGGGCTCGGCAGCAAAGCGCCCGCGAACCGAGGGGGCCGCAGGCGCAATTGTTCAAATTAACTGAAGTCGACCTATACATTCGGGAAATAGGGGAAATCGTCAAGTCGATTATGCGGCTTGGAATAAATCGCCCTGGCGCTGGGCTTCCTCTATTCTCTTGCAGCTCAGATCAAAGGCGGTTGGATCGATCTCAATCCCCACAAATCTGCGCTTCTCGAGCATACAAGCAACGCCGGTAGTGCCTGCTCCCATAAATGGGTCGCAGACCAGTTCCTCCGGCCGCGAATAGTCGCATACCATGAGGCGCATCAAACGGGTTGGCTTACCTCCCATGCGCTCTTTGTCGTTCCATCCTTCATTCGCAATGTAGCCTCCGCGCAGGGTTCCCCATTTGTTGAGGGCCTTTGTGCGAGCAACGACGATCCAATCCGTCCATGAGCAAGGGCCGTCGCCAGCTAGACGCACACTACGGCCTGAATGATAGTAGGGAAGTGGGGGAAATGTTGTCCGGCCAAGCTTATCGAACTTCAAGCGAACGACTGGAGCAAGTTCGGCATCAGTGAGCCAAACGACCCATCCCTTGCTATGAGCTGCAAGGACTTCAGCTAGCGCAATGGCGTCGGCCTCTGAAAGAGCAGAATATCCAAGGCGCTTAGCGTCTGAGCTGTCCCTGCGAGTCTGAGAGTTCTCATCGTGCCGTTCGTGCGTTCGGCTGCTGTAAGGCGGATCCGTGATAATGTGATCGCTAGGCTCAAGGGACGGCAGGATTTCCCTGCTGTCTCCCAAATACAGGGTCGCTAGGCCGATATGCTCGACCCTCATGCTGCAAACCGCGCAATCGTCAGAGCGTCCACCACAATGCGAAGCGCCTCTCGGTACTTCTGCTTAATCCGCCGTGTGGTGTAGCGGCCGAGTTCCGGCATGGCTTGGCGGACCCGAGTCCAGCTAATGTTTCTGCCAGCGTCTCCGCGCTTGTTCGTTGCACCTACGACAAGCAGTTTGCGGAGCAGTTCGTCGTCAATGAGCAATAGCCAATCGAGCGCCTGATTGGCGTCGTCGATTTCCTTCGATGACGGGAGAGAAGGGCGCGGAGCTAACGCTTCCCACTTTCCGCCAGGAGCATCCGCATAGCGCGCATGGGTGTCATCGCGATCGTGAAAATACTCCAGTCCGCAACGAGCGGCGAGGAGCGGTGCGCCTTTGCCAAAGGGCTGGCGAGCAATTGTCCAGAACGCCTTCACGAGACGGATTTCAACGGCAAGCATCGCCTCGGCTACGGATCGACGCTCAGGGGCATCGGGAAGCCTCGCAGCGCGTCTCGAAAGTCGAGACTCTTCCTGCTTCTCCCGAATGGCTCGACAAGCCTCCAGAGCAATGACTTTCCCTTCCTCCTGTGAAAGAGGCTTTCCGCCGATATTCACATAGGCAAGGCTCATCTTTGAACTCCGTCTGAAATGACGACGCTGGGGCCTATTCATGCTGCGATCCTCGATTTGACGGCCCAATAGGTGTTCCAGTCGGCGCGCTTCTGAGCCTCACGCATCACGGCTTCGTCATCGCCGCGGTATTCGTAACCGGACTTTGAAACCCATTTCGCGACCTGGAGCCGCTTAGTGAGCCATTCGACGGGATTGCTGATGGATTCGGCTCGGCACTCAAGGAACGCGGTTAGGACTTCCCCGTCGGGCTTGGCTTTGCGCCACTTGCCGACGAGAGAGCGGGCTTGCTTCTCGGTCTGCCCTGCTTCGGTCAGAAGCGAAATACCCAAATCGAACAGTGTTTTCACAGGATCCGCAGGCGCTTCGTCGCCCGAAGCGTTAGCTTCGGAACTTATCTTCTTAACTTCTTCCCTTCTTTGTTCTGTGCCTTGCGCCTGCCTTGCGCCTGCCTCTTCAACTGCCTCATTCGCTGCCTTGCCGGTGCCTCGCTCGGCCTGATAATCGTCGTAATTACAAATGGTTATGACGGCGACGCCTGCCTCACTTGCTACCTCAATCATTGCCTCGGCTCGCAGACGTTTCCACAAGCGCTCAATCCACGCTTTGTCGCGATCGAGGGCGCGGGCCATGTCCCGTTGAGAAATGGCAACCTGGCCGCGCTGAAGAGTGAGGACGCGATCCTTGTAGCGGACGCGAGTTGCCTTCCATGCGGCTTTGAGGATCAGCGAGACGAACGCCAACGCCTCGGACTCATTCCGGAAGACCGGATGAGCGAGGACGCGGCGATGGATATGGGCGTAACCGCTCATCCGTGAGCCCTCCGCTGACCGTCCATCGAAATCTGATCTTCGATGAGCGATCGCGCGTCGGCCGCGCTCAGCCTGCAACTCGTCTGAAGAAGATTATAATGAGCGCGATACTCGGGCGGACACCACAAACTCGGATCCTTGCGCTCGTCATCTTCACGCACTTGCTTTTGGTTCCGGTGGCCGGCGAACGGCATGTGACCGATAGCTGCCATCATGCCGCGATCCGATGCTTACGGCGGTAGCAATAGACCGCGTGAATGGCGCGCATGAGCTCGGCGCTCTCTTCGTCTGTGAGAGGGCGCTTGAGCCCTTCTAGATACTCTAGGCGCTGTTCGGCCGCTGTTTTGATGCGGAGGGCGTTCATCTGCCGCCCCATTCGACAATGCGAGCCCGTCCAGATGCGACAAGGGCAAGCTGTTCTTCGAATGTCAGGCGGTCACGCTTGGGCGCGGGCGCAAGGGCCTGGCCGGTTCGCTGGATGGCATCCCTAAGCAGTTCGCTACCGATCGCGGCTGACACGCGCGTTCGCTCATCGTGTCCAGTCCAAGGCGTCATCGCCTCTTTGCTGGTTCCGATTGGTCTTAGACCTGGGGCTAGGCTGAAGGTCATGCTGCCCTCGCTTGGGCCTGGAGGGCTTCGACCATCTGGATGCGCTCGCCGATCCAACGCATCACCGGGACCGCCATCGAGTTGCCGAGCGCCTTGTAGCGCGGACCGTCAGCCGACCATTTGAACAGGTCGGGGTCCTGGTATGTCCCTTCCGCGAACCGGCGCAGTTCTTCGGCTTCAGCCTTCTTGTTGCGCTTGCGCAGCGGAATGAGGGTGTAGTCATCGGGGAAGCCTTGGAGGCGTTCACACTCGCGAGGAGTGAGGCGCCGGACCGCAGAACCTAGGCGGACGCCCAAAACAACACCGGGCGGCGTATTCGTATCTAGGGTCTTGGTCGGTTTATCCGGTCCGTGCCAGCCGACGTTGCCACCTGATCCTTGATTGCTCAGCTCTAGGCTGGCGATGACATTGCATGTTTCCCAATCACCGCGCTTGCCTTCTCCGGCTGTGACACAGCGCGCAAGGCCATCTCCAGCGCCGCCGGCAATTGCTTCCCGCGTTTCTCGGCGCGGCGGAGTATCCCCCGACAGGCTGTGGCGCTCAAATAGTACCGCTGCGGCACGTCGCCAGTCTCCAAGATGTCCGACAACGAACACGCGGCGGCGGCGCTGTGGAACTCCAAAGAACTTAGCGTCAAGCACTCGGTAGGCGAACCCATACCCGAGTTCTGCCAGCCCTCCGAGAATGGAACCAAAGTCCCGTCCTCCGTTCGACGACAGGACGCCGGGGACGTTCTCCCACACCAGCCATCGGGCGCCCGTGCGGTGAGCAAGCTTAAGAAACTGGAGTGCCAGGTTGCCACGGTCGTCGGCCAGCCCGCCTCTAAGTCCAGCGACCGAGAACGATTGGCAGGGGGTTCCTCCGACAAGAAGGTCAATTGGGCCATACTCATCGGCTCCGATGGTCGTGAAGTCGCCATGAAGGGGAACATCCGGATAGTGATGGGTCAGGACGGCTCGAGGGAATGCCTCGATTTCGCTAAACGCTGCCGGCCTCCATCCGAGCGGATGCCACGCGACAGTCGCCGCTTCGATGCCTGAGCAAACCGAGAAATATCTGAAGGCGCCTGTACGCGCGCCAGCAAGCATCAGGGTATCTTCCACACGATCGCCGAGCGCCCTGAAGCGTTCTTGCGTCGTGTCCCGGTATCCATGAGTTTGCCGAACTTGTGGAGTTCGGTCACGCGAGGGCGGATCGAAAGCACTGATGACCGCATCGCGTCCGCACACTCATCAGCCGTCATTGCTCCGCGCCGTTGGAACTCGGTCAGAACCTTCCCGCGAAGCAGGCTTGCGGGGATGGATTCAGCAGCAGCGCGGCTTGTGTCGGTTCCGCGATGGCCGGCGACGGTCGGATAGCTGAATAAGTCGAAAGCGGGCTGGTTCATGCGTCGACCCTCCGCTTGCTCGGGACGGCGTGTTCGAAGAACTTCGCTTCCGGCCCACATCGTTCAGGTCCAAAGCCAAGCCATCTCCGGCCCTGCTTGCGTTCGTCTGAGCAAAGCTCGGCCAGTCGGTCGTCAAGCGCGCCCGTGACTAAGCTTCTCCGGTCACTGAGCGGACGAGTGCAAACCCATCCGGCGCAACTGCTCATCTGATGGGAGCAATCCTGACACAGCCTCATTGCCGCGCCTCCGCTGGCGGAAGACGGCCGATAAGTGCCAGTCTCCACTTCTCATCCTGAGCATCGGCGCCCTGTCGGTATGCAACCCAAAGAGGGGATCCGACTTTGTAAGGGTTCGCCTTGGTTTGACCTCGGGCGAATGGGATGACGGCGGCGGTCATGCTACTGACCTCAACCGCAAGCGGTCACGGCGCTGAGTGAGCATGTCGGCGATGCTCTTGAGCGTTTCGATTACGCCCGCTTCGTCGAGCTGGTGAACGTCGTCGTTCGAGCAATCACCGTCAGCGAGAAGGCTAATCAGCAACGGGACGCACTTGGCGACGTCGCAAGGAATGTCGCGCGGGTTATACGATTCCTCATCCTGGCCGATCGCCTTGAGCCCGATCAGGTGAAGGACGGTCGAGAGGGCATCCGCGCCGAACCGCTCACCCAGCTTGAGCAGGGGAACCGAACTGAGGTCGTGGTTCCGGTTGCGCGCATTGGCGACCGTGCCGGCCGATACGCCCCACTTGTCCGCGAAGTCGTTGTCGGTGTCGCCGCCCTGCAAATGGCGGACGGTTTCGCTGACGGCTTCCCGCAAAGATGTTTGCGTAAGCCTCGGCCTATTACGCAACCCGTTACGCTCGCGCATCGGTATTCACTCCATTATGAATAGAAAAACCTTCAGGCAGATTGGGGAAGTCGCCCGTCACATCGTCGCTCGGCAGCGGTGGCCGGGAGCCTTCGAGCCCCTTCAAGAGCGCGTCGGCCCCTACGAAAAAGAGGACGGCGGAAAGGATGAAGAGCGCGACGAGGGCGCGATCGTCGATCATGCCGCTAACCACTTCGGAAAAGTGGCGGTTGAGCGCTGAGCGATAAACGCCGTTAGCTGCGCCTTGACATTAACCAAAGTGAGCCTGCCCACTCCGAGGTTGCTCGGTACAGTGGACAGGAGTCGCTCATGGCTAGTAAGCCAAGTAAGGTCACAACGTTCATGCAAGAGCCGCCGATCATTGAAATCAGCGGGGGCGTTGTTCTCATCAAATACCGACCAGGATCGTGCTGCTCTGACCGAGCAATGTCCGTCCGAGTTCTTCAAAAGGGGGTTGAGCGCGCCCAGAAGGCGCTTCGCCAACACGCGGCCGGAGACGAGTACGTCATTATCGACGACTAGGCTCACGCTACGTCCTCGCGCGGATAGAGGTCCGGACGCAGGTCGTGCCGGCTGATTGCCGTGGCCTCTTCCGTGCGAAGGACGTACTCCGCGGGAAGGTCTTTCCCGTTTCGGATCCAGTAGGACACGAGTTGCTGAGACGTGCCGATCGCGGCTGCGAACTTCGACTGATTACCGTCGAAGAATGCGAGCGCTCGTTTAAGGGCTAGGTGGCTCATGGAAACCACCGCTACAACAGTTTTGTTATCCTCACAACAATTTTGTGCGGGAAGCGGCCACGATATTTTTGTAGGCTGCGAGCCGATGACGCCGGGGGACGCCTACGACAAGCTGACCAGGCTGCGCGTGAAGCGCGGCTGGTCCGAACCGGAGTTGGCGCGTCGTGCGCGCGGCTTCGCGCTGGAAGACGGTGACACGATCAAGCTGTCCCAGCAGTCTATCAACAAGCTTTCTGAGGCTAAGAAGATGCCTCATTGGCTGAAGTACGTCTGGAAGGCGCTGGACGCCGCGGCAGAAGAAACCGCCGAAGACCCACACCTTCACATGGGCAAGTCCGATCGCTCGGTAATGATTAAGCTGCTTCCCAACTTCGTCGGCCTCGGAGCTGGCGGGACGGAGGAAGGCGACGAAGGGCAGATTTCCTTCTCGCGCGACCTCATAGAGAACGAACTGAGAGCGCCGGCCGATCAGCTCCTAGCGATGGTTGCCGAGGGTAATTCGATGGAGCCGAACTTCCTCGGCGGCGATCAGATACTCGTCGACACGCGCCGCAAGAGCTTGGCCCAGCCTGGCGCCTTCTGCCTTTGGGACGGGGATGGCCACGTTATCAAGTTCCTCGAGCGCATTCAGGGGAGCGACCCGCCCAAGGTTCGGGTGATAAGCGCGAACTCGCTTTACGAGCCGACCGAGCGCCTTTTGGAAGAGATACATTTGGTCGGCCGAGTCGTGTGGTTTGGCCGCCGCGTACAATGACCTCACAAAAAAGTTGTTGACCCTCCAACAATAGTTTTGTAGCGATGAGGAATGGAACGCATCCATTCCCATCGCGACGTCGGAGGTTCGGCCCCCGCTTCATCTGATGTCTCCCCAACCGTCGACGGCCACGGTAGCGATAAAGGCCGTCAACCTTCCCCTTGGCCGTTAGCGGACACACCGGGACGGCCTTTCATCCATCAGCTCCGACACGACGAGAGCGTCCGTAACTGGGCTTATTCGGCGGCTATCTGGACATCCGTCATTCTCATGGGCGTGGCGATCCTTGCGACGCTTTGCGACCGCTTCCTTGACGGGAAGTTCTGATGCAGTTCAGCCGTTTAGTCGCAGCGTTTGCGCTTGGGTCTTACATCAGCCTTGCGCAGAAGGTCGGTTCAGAGCCGCTTCGCTTAGCGGTCGTCCTGACCGTGATCTATTTCATCGCCCGCTTCTATGAATGGCGGAAAGAAGATCGGGAGCCCGCCCAATGAGCGGCCCCCGTCTCATCTGGCCTGTGATCGGTCATGCCCCCCGCGAAACCATCGCGCACTTTTTCAACTGGGGCGATGCGGCTTCGTTCGCAATGCGCCCTCAGGACTTCGGAGCGGAGAAGCGAAACCTTTATATTGGCAATGCGCGCCGTCGGATGCCGCCTGTTTGGATCGTTCGCGACACTGATCCGCAGTCGAAGCGGGAAAGGGTGTGCGCGTGATGGCTCCCGGCGTCATTGGATACCGCAGCGGCTCTTGCCGCAACGAAGAGCGGGCGTTGTCGCACACCTATGCGATGATGGACGACGGTGAGCTTTGGCCGATGTGTGGCTATGGCTGGAATCGTTCAAACGGTCATCGCTTCAGCATTCTTCGCGGCTCGCCCGGAACCGAAGGCGACTGCAAAGTATGCCGAAAGAACGTCACGCTAGGGAAGCCTCCCGTCGTCGACGGCTTCGAACACAAAACGCGGTGGCTGTGATGACCCTCCGCGACCTCTCCAAGCCCCAATCCGACGCAGCCCACGCCGCTGCTCACATCATGCTCAACGGAGACTGTAACCGTCCCGAGTGCCGCCAAGCCTACGCCGATGCAGTCATTGAGCTCGAGCAAATGCTTGTCGAACCAGCAGAGGCGAGGGCGCTCATTCGTGAGGCTGCGCGCTGGCAGATGCGTGACGCCATTGCGGAGGTCTGCGCGGGACTCCCGAGTCAGGCGGTGCGGGCATGACCTTGGAACTGGAAACCGTGGCCGAAGTCATCGGCGATGAACCCGAGCCGACGCCGGGACCATTCACGCCGGAGACGCTTCCGGACACTCCGGAGCTTCCGCCGCCTGGAATCTACTTCGGGATGCCAGAGGAGCTTTATCACGCGCTTCCCGCCCTTAGCTCGCATGGCATTCGGAAGCTCGCCGGCTCGCCTATGCTGTATTGGGCGTCCTCAACATTCCTGAGCGACATCGCACGGAAACGACGAGAGGAACGGCTTAAGAAGGCCGAAGAGAAGCAGCATTACACAATCGGCAGGGCCTACCACTGCCGCATCATGGAGGGCGCGGAAGAGTTCGCGCGCCGGTTTGCCGTCGACCTATCGCCTGAGGATTGCGAGGGCGCCCTAGATCATACGGATGAAATCAAGGCCGCGATCGGCCGCTTCCAATGCGAGTCCACGCTTAAGAAAGACCCGCCAGGAACGATGGTCCCGGTCAAGCCGTGGTCGAAAGTCCCTGACACCATGCCGGACGGGGACGAGGAGTTTCTTCGGGCCGCGGTCAAGGCGGACTGGATCAAGCAGCTTCAGCAACTCGACCCATCGGCCAAGATCCTAGACGTTTTGCGTCGCCAGCATCGCGAGAAGAACGGCGGAAAGATGTTCATCAGCCGCGAAGCTTTTGAGCAAATCGAAATCGCGGCTCGCATGGTCGAACATGACCCGGAAGTCCGCCACGCCTTCAAGGACGGCTATCCGGAAGTCGTTCTCATCTGGAATTGCGCCAGGACGGGCGTCCCGATGAAGGCGCGGGTCGATTATCTGAAGCTAAAGGCCATCGTCGACCTCAAGAGCATCGGCAATCAGCGTGAACGGTCGCTCGAGCAAGCGATCCGGTACGAGATCGCGGGCTATCACTACAACGTCCAGCCGAGCGTTTACGTTGAGGGCGTTGAGGCTGTCCGCGAGCTCATCAGGGAACGCAAAGAACAGGCAATTCACCGGCATTATGCGGGCGAAGAAGCCGAACACGAATGGGCGTTGAAGTGGGCCGCTCAATCCGAAACCGAATGGCTTTGGGTCTTCCAGCAGAAAGGTGACGCTCCGGTAACGCGCGGCGTCTTCTACCCGCTCTCAGGCACAACCCGAATGCTGACCGACGACATCGTTCTTCGGGAGAAGCGGCGGTTTCGCCAGTTCAGCGAGACATTCGGGACCGATCCTTGGCTCGACGTTCGGCCGATTTACGACCTCGCCGACGAAGACCTTCCACCTAGCGCAACCGAAATCTGAAGGAGCGAAAGAATGAGCCGCATTTCCAAAGGCACCCGCGAACAAATGGCGCGCGCCCTCGTGAAGCATCGCTTCGATGAGAAAGCGCAAGAGCTTTGCGCTGAGAGCGCAGCGCTATTCAATGCCGTGCTGGATGAGCGTTACGACGCCGCCACTCAAAAACTTATGCGCCAACTGGAGAAGCGCCAGCCCGGCGCGTTCTCGAAAACCGATGACCTTTACGTCCGCGCGCAGGGGATGCGGGTCACAATCGGCGCGACCACTATCGGCAAGTACGACATAGCCATCTGGATTCCAGAAACCAAAGAGCGCGCGGTTCTGCACAAAGATGAGGGCGAGCCGAGCACCGCGCTAGCCGAGCGCATCGCGAAGTTCGCGATGGCGACGAAGGACTTCACCGAGCAACTTGTGTTTGCTCATCGTCGCGCCCTTGGCGCGCTGGAGCAGTTCACGACTGCCAAGGCCCTTACTGAAGGCTGGCCGGAAGCAATGCCCGTTATCGGCCATCTGCTCGCCGTTGAAGATCGCGCGCTTCCTGCCGTGCAGTTGGAAGCCATCAACGACGAGTTCGGCCTTCCGCCGTCCGAGCAGATTGCAGCATGACCGACGCCCCCGAACCCATCCAGACGCCCGAACCCGACACCGCGGAGGGTGAGCATAGCGTCCCGGCAATCCGAGATAAGCCGCAGCTAGTCGCGCAGGAATCCGTCCTCGCGATCATGCCAACGTCGATCGAGGAAGCCGGGCGCTATGCGATGGGGCTGGTACGGGCTGGCATCGTTCCCGACGCCTTCAAGGACAAGGCGACAGGGCAAGCCAATCCCGAACTCGTGATGATGGGCGTCCTCAAGTCGATGGAGCTCGGCGTCCCGCCTCAGACGGGGCTTGCCGGATTGCTCCCGATCAATGGACGGTTTTCAGTTTGGGGGGATTTGGCCGCGGCGCTGGTTCAGCGAACAGGCCAGGTTGAAAAGCAGGAGACAATCGAACTCGGTGCGGGCTTCGATCCCAACACCGCTATTGCCGATTGGCCCGCTGAGTATGGCTTCCGCGTCCTCTATTGGCGGACGGGTCAGGAAACGCCTTACGTTGGCGAGTTCACGGTCAGGGACGCCAAGCGCGCCGGCCTATGGGCCAATGCGGCTCGGCAACCTTGGCTCAAATACCCGAAGCGGATGCTGTTCAACCGAGCCCGCGCCTTCGCGCTCAGGGACGGCTTTGCCGACGGCCTAAGCGGTCTGACGATCGCCGAAGAAGCGATGGACGTCCTTCCGCCGCCTGTCGACGAGCGCGGGCCGTCTAAGCGGCTTTCCGCTTTGCTCGACGAACCGGAGGAAACGGCGGTTGCGGACGAGACGCCGCCTGAGGCTGACGAAGCGGAGAAGCTTCTATGAAGCTGGATCTGAAGCCGCGCCACCGCAACGCCGGTCGACCTCTCAGCAAGAGCGCGCCGGGGTTCCTCCAATACTGCCGCGGTCGCCCCTGTGTCTTCGCTGACCAAGGCGATTGCGAGGGGAAGACCGAGGCCATGCATCTCGACTTCGCCGGGGATAAAGGCATGGGTTCCAAGGTTTCCGACAGATACGCGCTGCCATGCTGTTCAGGCCATCATCGCCTTCAGCATTCGATCGGCTGGACCTCGTTCATGCGCCGGATGGGCGTGACCCGTGAACAAATGATGTTGGCCGCCGCGCGACTTTGGAATGCCTGGCCCTCGAGATTGGCTTGGGAACGAAAGCAAGCAGCATGACCACAGCCCCTAACTCTGTACAGACCGATGTACTGGAACGGCTGAAGTCGCGTTGTCGCGAAGTTCGCAATGCGCGTGCGGCGACAGTCCGCTTCGCTGCTCAGCGGCTGTTCGACCGCGAATGTGACGAACTCGCGTCCATCATCGAAGCCCAAGCAAAAGAGATAGAGCGGCTGACTGAGGCGCTGCGAACGACAGACGCCTACCATTTGACGGCGCTGATGTTTCGCAACGGGAAGACTTGTTACGCCGCCCTCAACACGGCTGCGCTTGCAAAAGACGATGCGCGCCAGGCCCTCACCAATACCCAACTACAGAGGGAAGACTAGGTGTCTGGACCTGATCCGGCTTTCGCTGCTTCGCAGTCCAGCCAATCTTCGTTGTCTGGCCGGTTCCCGCTTCAATCCGGGGTAGGGTTCACGCCTGGACCGTGGCTCGTTGGAACTGGCAGCGGTGGCGGCGCCACGACCTACGTTTATGAGGACGATGGATCGGGCCAGCAGTGCCGCGCAATTGCGGCCTGCACGCTTGAGTTTGTCGAGCGCCCAATGGCGGAACGCGAGGCCAATGCCCGCCTGATCCGCGCGGCACCGGACATGTTAGCCGCCCTTTGCGCAGTGAAGGCATACCACATCGACGCCAACCCAACGAAACTCACTGATGCAACGGTGTGCGATCTCGTGTGCGGAGCCCTCGCCAAAGCGCGAGGCGAGCAATGAGTGCCTTCTACAACGAACATGACCCCTTTGCCGCCGCGTGGCTTCGCGAGTTGATCGCGGACGGCCTCATTGCGCCTGGCATCGTTGACGAGCGGAGCATCGAAGATGTCAGACCGGACGAACTTGCCGGATTTGTTCAATGCCATTTCTTCGCCGGTATCGGAGTCTGGAGCCTTGCCCTGCGAGAGGCGGGATGGCCCGACAACGCTCCGATTTGGACAGGATCCTGTCCATGCCAGCCTTTCAGCTCGGCAGGCAAAGGAAATGGGTTTGCTGACGAGCGGCACCTGTGGCCCGCTTTCCACTGGCTCATCGAACAGTCGCGTCCTGAGCTCGTCCTTGGCGAGCAGGTTGCATCCAGTGACGGCCTCGCTTGGCTCGACCTTGTACAAGCTGACCTGGAGGCAGCGGGTTACGCCTGCGGGCCGATCGATACCTGCGCTGCGGGCTTCGGCGCTCCGCAAATCCGACAGCGACTCTACTGGATGGCCGACGCCCACTACTCGGGATTGGAAGGACGGCTCTCTCAATCTGAACGTGCCGATGAATGCCCTCCTGGGCCGCGAAGTGTGGCTGACGGGCTGGAGCAGCCCCACTGTGGCGGAACGGGAGCGCAGCCCGGAGATCATTGCCAAGCTGGCAAAGAAGCGCCTGGAAACCTGCGGCCAAACGACCGTGCCCCTCTATCACTGCGAGCAGGCCCAATTAGTGCAGAACGGCCCGGCCCGCTTAACGGCTTCTGGAGAGATGCTGACTGGCTCTGCTGCACAGATGGAAAGTGGAGGCCGGTTGCACCCGGCACATTCCCTCTGGCTCCAGTTGGGGCCGTTCGCAACCGCGTGGGCCAGCTGCGCGGAGCGGGTAACTCGATCAACCTCGCGCAAGCCCAGGGCTTCATCGAAGCCGTAATCGAAACTCGGTCGATCCAGAGGCTCGCAGCATGAGTGGCCCTAGATCATACGTCGGGTCGCGCAATCCTGGCGAGCCTCGAAACACAAGCGAGGGCGGCATGACTGATGGAGTAATCGCGAGCCTTTTGAGCGCCATCGCCCGGGGCGAACTGGAGAGCCAGGCTGAACAGAGCTGTGCTCATTCTCGTCTTAGTGGACCGCCGATGAGTGGTTTCTGCCTCGATTGCGGTGACGACATCATGGTCAGGCAGGTTGAGGAATACCTGGCGAAGTCCGCCCAAAAGGATGGGACATAACCATGCAAGACCCTCAACTCGTGTGCGAAATGTGCGACGATCCGCAGTCCTGTCCTGCCAAGCAATGCTGTTTTCGGCAAACTCGTTCAGCCGAGATAGAACATCTCCAATCCCAACTGATCCTCGTCCGCGAACAAATCCGATCAGCCAAGGCAATCCAACGCGAGAACGGCGTCAACTACTGGCTCGTTCCAGACGCAACGATGCAGACGCTTGGAGCCGCTCTCAAGACAGTGGAGCAGCCGAAATGACGGTCACACCTGAGATGATCGAAGCCGGCGGCGCTGAATGCGATGTTGGCGCGGACCGCAAGCAGATGCTCCGCCGCATCTACAAGGCCATGCGCTCCAAAGACCCCGAGATAGAACATCTCCAATCCCAACTGAATGCGGCAACTGAAGCGTTGAGGCCGTTCGCGGCATTGGCTGGCAAGTTCAGCGATTGCGTCGTCGAAATCTGCGCGCCGCATCCTGAAAACCCGTCACCGCGTATCGAGCCGTTCGACACAAGGCATTTCGACGCCGCTCTCAAGACAGTCGGGAGTATGGGTTGATGGCTGACAAAGTACGAGCGAATGCGCTTCGCGCACCGCGCCACTCGGTCTTCGACCCGAGCCGCCAATCTTCGTTGCCGTCTCGGCCATTCGGCGAGTGTCGGCTTTCGCAGGAGACTATTCGATGAGCGTCTATGGAAGCGATCCGCAAAAGGACGCTGAGCATCGGGCATACGCTCGGGGTTATGCGGCGGGGAAGAAGGCGCAACCCCGCGAAACCAGGATTGTGCCAGAGCCAACTATTCCGCCGCTGATTATTGAGCCGAAGGCCGCTGGTCAGTTGTCGCTGATGCAGCGAATGAAGATCAACGCTGTGCTCGTGGCCCATTACACGGACAGCATCCGCACTCACGCTGAATGGCTGGAGCGCGATCGCAAGCAACAGGCGAACGCGATGCGCAACTTGGAGGGCCTGCTTACCGAGGTTGAGGCGGTGGCTACCGACCCGTTCGCTGCGTCAGCGAAGGCCAAAGATGACGCCGCTCCGGAGGCATGTAGCCGCTGCGAAGGGTGCGGCGCCCCACTTTATCCGGAAGACACTTACGCAGTAGACGAGAACGGCGTTGTTGGCTGCTTCGCGGTCATGACCGATCCTCCAGTAGAGGGCCGCCCGTGTTACGCGAGCCGCGTTGGTAAACCCGACGCCAATCTTGCGTCAGCCGACACTCGCCCGGAGGGTGGAGACTCAACGGAGATTGAGGCTCCATTCACGAGTGGCGCGGTGCCGAAGGCAGACGCCCAAGGACCGTCCCATGACTAGTCCAATACCCCCTAAAGATGATTGGCACACCCTTGAATGCGAACGTGCGCTGTACGTAGACCGTGGGCGCAATGTCATTCTGTGCGACCGCCTGCCGTCTCCAGTGACGCTCGTGGTCAAGCTTCGGGCATTATCCAAACCATCGGGGGAAGTATCCTAATGACGCGCAGCTCAGCGAAATTGCGGGTCGTGGCCGACGAGCCGATCGACATTCAGGCGCTCAACCGTGCCGACATCGAACGGCGCGATTGGTCGGCCTGCCACTGTGCCGGCGACAAGGGGGAGCCTCTGCTGTCGTGGAGCAGGGTGCGGAGGCCCTGGCGGGGATAATGGCGCCCGCTCGTCCTTTCTCGCCTGAGACGCTGGCGGCCCGATGGGGTTGCTCATCTGAGAAGGTTCGGCAAATGTATCATGCCGGCGAGCTGGCCGGGTTCCGGCTTGGCAAGCTGATCCGCATTCCTGCGTGCGAAGTGGATCGCATCGAATGTCTGACTATCGCCTCGTCAAGCACAGAGGAAAATATAGCCTCGCCTACGGATCTCCCCGTCGACGAATTGCGACTGGCACGAATGATCGGGGGAGGGCCGAAGCTATCGCTAGTGAAATCTGGCGAAGGCTCCAACGGCCGTCACAAGAGCGGGTGAGCGACCTTTGGCCGCCCTACGTTGCCGATCGAGCGACGAATCCTGCCGCGGAAACCCGCATGAAATCCCTTTGGAAGACGCTGGAGCCGCACTTCGGCTATAAGCTGGGCAAGGCCGTCACGAAGGCCGACTGCCGCGCCTATACGGATATGAGGCGGCGCCTTGGCCGAACTAACTCAACGATCAGGACCGAACTGGAGGCGCTTCGGGCCTGCCTACGCTGGCACTATGGAGACGACGCTCCCGAGATAACGGCCCCGCCGTCCTCAAAGCCTCGCGACCGCTATCTGACCAAGGACGAACGGGACAAGCTGCTCGAGAAGATCGAAACGCCGCATGTAAAGCTGTTCGTCACGTTGGCCCTGACGACAGGCGCGCGAATGAGCGCGCTACTGGATCTGACCTGGGACCGAGTGAACTTCACTCATGGGACGATCGACCTCAATCCTGCCGGCCGCGACATCACGAACAAGCGGCGGACGGTCGTTCCGATGAATGCCCGCGCCAGGCTAGAGCTCGAGAAAGCCCGCGAAGGCGCGCTGACCGATCATGTCATTGAATATGGGGGGAAGCCCGTTGCGAGCGTGAAGCGGGCCATTGCGGCCGCGGCTCGGAGGGCAGGGGTGCCATGCTCGCCCCATGTGTTCAGGCACACGGCTGCGGTCTGGATGGCTGAGGCGGATGTCTCAATGGACAAGATTGCTCAGTATCTCGGCCATACGTCAACGCGGGTGACGTTCGCGACCTATGCGCGGTTTTCGCCCCGGTACATGGCCGACGCGGCCGCTGCTTTGGAGTGGTAGGCCGGTACATGCGAACCGACCGAACCTCTAACTTCACTCGCCGGAAATGGCGGATTTCCTTGGTGGGCGGTGACGGGCTCGAACCGCCGACCCTCTCGGTGTAAACGATGACTACCCGCGCAAAACTGCCGTTTTTTGCTCAATTTCGCGAGGGTTTTCGCCAACGTCTCTCTGTGTGGCAGGTGGTACACTGGTACGATGTGTACCGCCCGAACCTCTAGTTGAAGGAGCTGCTAAATGAGCGCTGAAGCCTATCCGCTCGCGTGGCCCGCTGGCTGGCCCCGCGCCCGCCGCAAGAGTAGCGCGGCGTTCAACCTATCGTTCGCCAAGGCACGAGACGAACTGATGCGGGAGCTTCGCCTGATGGGCGCCCGCTATCCGGTGCTGAGCAGCAACGTCCCGCTTCGCCGCGACGGCTTGCCCTATGCGGGTCAAAAGGAACCTGAAGACCCTGGCGTTGCCGTTTATTTCATGTGGCAAGGCAAGCAGATGACGTTCGCCTGCGACCGATGGGACAAGGTGAAGGACAATGTTCGGGCCATCGGGAAAACGATCGAGGCTCTACGCGGTGTGGAGCGCTGGGGAGCATCCGACATGATGGAGCGCGCGTTCTCGGCATTTGAGGCGCTTCCCGCCCCTGATGGCGTCGTGACGCTATCTTGCTGGCAAGTTCTAGACTTGGAGCCGGGAGCGTCGGAAATGGAAATCGAGCGCGCCTATCGGGCGAAGTCGAAGGTTGCTCATCCTGACGCCGGGGGCTCTCGCGAAGAATGGGACCAACTCCGAAGCGCCTACGATCAGGCGAAGAAAGCCGCTATTGCCGCCTGATGCCCCGCCGAATCCCCGAGCGCCCGCCGAACTGCGATAAGTGCGGCAAGCCAATCGGCGGGAAGGGGTACTATGGACCCGGCTGCATGTGCGCGGTTGAGGCTTCACATGCCGCAAATAAGGCGCATTCAGCCGGACAGACGAGGAAGCCATGATTGGCAGGAGCCGCCTAGTTCGGAATAAGCCTGTCGTTCGCCTCCGGCCCTGGAATCGGCTTTGACCTATTCGGGTTCCTATTCGCCGCTACTAGGTTGCCGCTGGCATCCGGATACTTGGCTTGAGAAGCGTCGATCGCTCGGCCGCCGCCCATGTTGCCGGCTGAGCAATTCAGCTTCTTGTTGAGGCAATTGGCTTCCCAATCGTCGCGGGCGTTAAAATCCCATGCCATGAAGAAGTCAGCATGTGACGTATCCTCTGCCTCCGGATGCATCGGATCGGACGACGCGCCCCACTTCGCAAGATCATCACCCTCCGCGATCAAGTAGACCTCCTGAAGCTGGTACTCGGGGATCACGAACGGATGCTCTGCATCGCACTTCGGATAGCCCCATGACCCGTATTTCGGATAGCTCAGGTGATCGCGGTGGTTCGGGCTATCGACGCGCTTGCCGTCCCAACAGCTCGGGGCATGAAGTCGCCGGATCAACTGCAATCCAGCCCGAGCCTTTCCGCTGGCTGCAACGGCCTTGATCGAAGACCAGCCCGCTCCATTGTTGCTGAACACCGCCCAATTGGTCGGGTCTTGCAGAACATAGTCGACGACGCCGGGAGCCGGGGTTCCGCTCAACATGTCGTATCCGAAGATGAACCTCAGGCCGTTGGGGAGGGGAACGGCAATTCCTTGGGCGAAGGGCGGGTCTTTCGGATTGATCGGCGTGATAGGTGTGCCAGGCAGAGCCGACACGACCGGATCGTAAGCAGGGCGGCGCTTGTAATAGACTGCTGCGTAATCGACCTCGAGGGCGTTGCCCTTCCCGTCGAGCATCGCGGCGGTCCAATACGCGCTGCGGTTGAGCGGATAGTCGCCATAGCCGCAAGTCGATTTCCCGCTTGTACGGAGGCTCTGATAATTGGAGTCGGGATTGATGCCGGTATTGCCGTAGAAGTTGTGCAGATGGCTCTTTCCGGTCTTGTCGCCGGGATAGACCATCGGATCAAAGCGACCAAGGCCAGCCGAGCCGCAGATGAACCGGAACGCGCCTACAACGTCAGGATCGGCCGAGCCTGGAATCGTATAGGGCTTGGTCCCGAGGCGCCAATCGAACTCGCTCTGGATCGCGGGAAGGCCGGCACCGACAACGGGCACGGTTACATCGCCCGGAGGCGTTGGAGCCGGTACAGGCGCCGGAACGGGCGTAGGAGCGGGCGCGGGCGTCTCAGCAGCCCGAACGGCCTTGTACGCCTTCAGAGCCCCTTGGAACGCTGCTGTGCCGTCTCTAGCGCCTGACAGATAGGCTTTCTTGACGGAGAGCGTTGAGACGGTCCCGGCCATGATTTGACGGGTGTCCGCGACTGGATCCGTTGAGGCGAGCGCTACACTCGCCATGACAAGCGCCGTGGACGCGAGAACGATCGCGCGCATGGGTGTTCCTTTCAGTGGGTTGTACCGGCCTGCCACTCGCGAAGCCAAGCGTCGTCATTCGCGCACTGGAACAAGTCGCCCTCGAGCGTGAGGACGTAATTTGCGACAATCTGCTCACGACCGCGAATGACGTTCACGAAATTATCGTGTTCAGCCTTGGCTTGTCCGACCGACGCCACCTTGGCCCAGTCGATTTGATACTCAGGCGGAAGCTTCGGGCGCTTTCCCGTCGCGGCCTGGCAGTCGATCCGCTCAGGCGGAATCGGGAGCGCTTTGACCGTTCGAACCGTGTCGCAGGCGCTAACCGCCAAAAAGCACGTCGAAAGGACTGCTGCCATCTTTAGCGGCTGCATCGACTTTCTCCTTCTCTTGTTCTTGTTTGGCCGCGAAATCAGCGACGCGACCGGCCGCGGCCTTGTCCGCCTTCGTTCCCGCCTTCGCGGCTTTCTCGATCAGTTTGTCGGAGGCTTCCTGCCACGCCCTGTCGGCGTCGGATTTGCCCTCACGGTATCGGCTGTCTCCGTAGGCATCCAACGCGAAATAAAATGCCGCCATGAGCAGGGCAGCGCCGACCAGTACCCACGCCCAACGGGGCATGAGTCCAAGGAATGCGGGCATGGTGATTTCCTTCAGGTATTGCCGAGGAACTTGCCCTCGCAGATGGTTGTGTCTGGATTGTCGTCGGCAAACTTCCTCGTGACGAACTTGCCGGTGATCGCGCTTCGATAGACGTAGCGCCACTTCGGATGCATTCGGGTCATGGGTGCGCTTCCTGTACGTTCGCCGGGTTCTCGGGCGTGTTCACGACCTGGACGGGCGTCGGCGTCTCGGATGCAATGACGGACTGCCGCTCCATCGTTCGGACGGCTTGCTCGGCGACCTTGCGGCCCGTCGTGGTCGCTCCGTATTCGCTCTGAACGACGGAGCCTCCCCATCCGAGAACGAGGCCGATCGCAAGGAGAAGCGGTTCTTTGTTTCCAGTGGGAATCTCGATGAAGTAGAGGCCCGCCAAGGAGGCGAGTCCGCCGACGATGCAAAGCAGTCCGATGACGTACCGGAAGACATTGCCTTCATGGTGTTCGTTCATCGCGCCCAATCTCCGGTGTTTCGTTGCGAATGGGGCGTGAATCTGGCATGAAAAGCGGGCCGGAAACGCTGCGGAAACAGCGCCCGGCCCTGACCACAGCGCGAAGGACCCGCGATATGGCTTTTCCCCCTATGCCCTTGCTGACTGAGAAGCTGAAGGCTCGATTTTGGGCCAAGGTTTGCAAGACCGATGGCTGCTGGCTTTGGACTGCTCACAAAGACCCGAGAGGATATGGTCGTCTTTCCTGCCAAATGGATGGAAAGACGGTCCCTATTCTCGCCCCTCGGCTTTCGCTGCTGATGGCGGGTCATACTCCGCTGAACGATCAGTTCGCCCTGCATTCGTGCGACAATCCGTCCTGTGTAAATCCGGCTCATCTCAGGTGGGGAACCGCACTGGAAAATTCCCGCGATATGGTTGCCCGTGGCCGGACGACGCCGACCGAACAGCATAGCGCCCGAATGCGCGCATGCGCCCGACGAGGATCGAGCCATCACTTTTTCAAAGTTCCCGACGAAATTGTGGTTCTGATTTTCGGAGACGCGCGGAGTCACCGCGAAATTGCCGCCGCCTACGGAGTGTCCCAAGGCTACGTCAGCCTCGTGAAATCGGGCAAGACGCGCAGCGAAGTAACTCGCTGGATCACTTAGCCCAGTCGCCGCATTTGCTGTGCAGCCAACCGATGAACTGAGCGACTGTCTTTCCTCGCAAAATTGAAGGATTGGCGTTTGTTGCAGCCGGACCAGCGAGAACATCGGCTCGCGAGCCAATATCGGCACATAATATCTTTACTGCCGTGCCAGCCCCCAAAAAATGGGCGGCGTAAAGGGATGATTTCGTGATCCGGATTCCCATCCGCTTGAGATAGTCGGCGTTCTTCTGTGTGAAGGTCTTGGCGCGTTGGGTCTGCTCAGCCTCGGACGGCCTCAGCCCTCCGAATGCTTGCGATGGATCCGAGCCCCATTGCCCGCCCTCGCCGATCCAAGTCTGTTTGATGAACTGATACAGGCCGGAAGCGCTCGAGGTCGGAGCCTTGATGTAGGGACGCCCGCCGCTCTCAATCTGCGCCAGCAAGGGCCAATAGTCGTCGGGGATGCCAGGAGACGGCGGCGCGGCCGTCTGAGCTCTCGGAACCCCCAACAGGTCGAGATGACGATCGAGCCCTTCGACCAATGCCGGGTCATTGAAACCGGGAGCCTTCAGGTATGGCCGAAGGAACGCGAACAGCGGCCCGCGTGGGTCATCGCTCAAGTCTGCTCTCCTCGGCCTCGGTTTCATCGGCGGCGATTTCAGCAGCTCGGATGATGGCCTTTTCCTCTGCTTCGGCGATGAGTTGCTTCGCGCGCATTTCCTCAATCATCACGACAACTTCGCCGGCCTTGTCGGGATTGGCTTTGATGAGGAGGAGCAAAGCGTCGAAACACTGTGTCACGTTGTTCAGACGGTGACGGTCTAAGGCTCGCTCTGCATTATGGCGGGTCCGCTCTCTATCGAGCGTCCGTTCCAGCTTCTCAACGCGCCTTAGAAGATCATTCCGAAGATGCTCCTCGGCTTCTGAGACTTGGCGCTTCCACGGGCCAATCTGCCGAATGAGAAGCCCGATGAAACTCAGCGCGGCAATCCATATGCCAGCGGCGGTGACACTTTCTGCGGAAGGGATCACATTTCCCCCCGCCAAAATTGGAATGACGGTGTTCCGCCGCGGGACGTTGGACTCATACTGGTTCCTCGGCTTTTTGATTGTCGGTTGATGTTGCGCTAAGTCATTGACCGCTCGGGCTTGGGGGTCGCGTGTTCTATGGTTTCGCGACGGTGCTGCTTATCGCTGCACTGGTAACGGCAACGGAGTTCGTTGCAGCGGTCGAGCGCCCATCGTGGCGGACGCGGCTGAAGGGGTTCACCTTTGTATCGGTCGGCTGGTTCGCAGCGACCGCCCCTCTGACCGCTTTTCTCGTGCTATTCGACGTCTTGGGCGTGAAGCCGATCTACACGTTTCCGTCACTTACCAGCGAAGCCCTCGGCATTGTCGCCGCGTTGCTATTCTCGGACTTTCTCAACTACTGGAGCCATCGGTTCCTGCATCGCTTTGCATGGCCGATTCATGCCGTGCACCACTCCGTTACCGAGCTATGCGCCGCCAACAATTATGCCCACTTCACGGAGAGGGTGATCAAATCGGCGCTGTTCGCGCTGCCGCTGTCACTGGTGACGTTCAAGTTTCCCGAAACGCCCTACGCAATCGCCTTTTGGCGGGCGGGCATGGAGTTCTGGATTCACTCTCCGACCAGCGCACACCTTGGTCCGCTGTCGTGGATATTGGTCGATAACCGCTGGCACCGCATCCACCACTCACTGGAAGCACAGCACATCGACAAGAACTTCGGAATCCTGTTCAGCTTCTGGGACCGAATGTTCGGAACGGCCTGGGTTCCCGCAAAAGGAGAATGGCCCAAGGTCGGAGTGGCGGGAACGCCGCCGCCGAGAAACGTTCTGGATTACCTGCTGATGCCGCTACGCCGTCGGCGCAATCACGAAGATGCCTTGGAAGTCGCCGCTCGGAACGGCCGAGTAGGAGAACGTGGCCGAAACGGCTCCGGAGCTTCCGAGGACGCCGCCATAGATGCAACCTGATCCCTCGCTGTTGCTGGACGTCTGAAGGCTGCTTCCCTGGTTGCAGGTGACGGTCGAGTTTCCGCGGCACTGCCCCATGTAAACGGCATAATCACCCGCCTGCGGAGTCGGCCCGCTTGTGGTTACGTTCCGCGTCGATGAGCCCGACCCGTTGCGCGTGAAGGCGAAGTCGCGCAGTCCGCCGGTGCAGCCAACGAAAGTGATCCCGCCGACGATGCCGTAATAGGCGTTCGCGAACGTAATTGTGACGCTGCCGGTGGCAATGTCGGCAGCTGTCAGAATGCGCGAGAAAGCCGCCCCGTTGGTATTACTGCCCGTTAGCGAGACGAGCGTCACCCAGCCCGCCGGCGTGTTCACTGACCAACCATTAGAGGCGGCGATGTCGCATCGATCACCGGCTTGCGAACCGGGCGGGAGCGAGAAGACGATCGAGCTAGCGTTGTTGACCCAAGTCAGGCGGCTACCGCGGACGGAAATGGACAGGGACGGCATCGAACCCGACCCCGCCAGCGCGATCGCGGCCATCGCGACGCCTTCGGTGGAGACGAAAGGCGTTGGCTCCTCGGTTGTTTGAACTCCGGTTCCGGACGAAGCCGCATAATGAAGCGCGAAGTTGTAATTGTTCCCGCCACCACCGTTGTTGTTATAGTCGAAGCCTTCGGTCCAACCGGCCTCTTCGGTAAACGTCGAGAATGAATCGGTTGCGAATCCGTTGACTATCAGGCGGTTCGCACCCGCGGTCGTGACGGCTGGCGATGAGATCGCGACCGTCGAATGGTTGGTGGTCATTTTACCGACCACGCTCTCGAAACTCGCAGCCCCGGTGAAGCGCGAAATTGCGGCGCTCTTTACGTTCACGATGCCGCCCGACTGTGTGAACGTAAGCGTGCCGCTCTCGGTCCCGTCGGCTACCTTGTAGAACCAGAAGAGCTGGATGCCGGTGTTAACCGGGCAATGGATCCGCGTGATGCGCTCCCACCCGCTCGGCGTCAGAATGTGCGCGTCCGGCGTGGCGTTGAGGATGACACTGGCGAGCAGGTAATCACCCGCCGCTATGCTCGCCGGATAGTTTGCTACCAGCGAGTTGGCCGCGTGGGCACCGGTCGAGACATAGGCCGGGCCACCGCCGCCACCTCCACCGCCGCCAGGGGTGCGCATTTTCAGAGCGCCAATCGGCAAGAAGCCCAACAGCGGCAGTGCGTCCAGAGCCTGCAAAAATCCCGTGAACGCGCTCAAGTCAGGCTTCCTGCGCCACCGCCACGACATCCCATTTCGTGTCAGCGTTGTTGAAAATCATGCCAAGGTAGAGGGTTTTGCTGATTACGGTCGTAGTGGGGAGCGTCACGCCGATCGCGCGATATTGGGTGCCATAGGAAATCGAGCGGGCGGTGCCGTTGTCCTTGATGCGGATCGAAATTCCGAGGCCTGGTATCGCCGTTCCGGTCGGGTTGGCGAGCGTCAGCCCGGCGGCCTGGGCCGTAATTTCCACCTGATCGTCGGCGAATGTCGGCGTTACTGTTGCGGACGAGGAGACCGATTGGATAGCAGGTGATCGGGACTGAGCGCCAAGGTTCGAGCGCGCCGTCGCGGCATTGGCGACGTCCGAAAGGTTGTTCGTGGAGACGAGATCGCCGCCACCAAGGCCCGCGAACGGATTGATGAAAGTCAGCGACGTCGAGCCAAGCGTGATCGGCGCATTGGTCGTGCAGATGAACAGCTTGTCGGCGTTCGCAGTGCCTTCCGAGACCCAGACCGCCGCATTGACGAGCTCGGCCCCGCTGTCGGCATCCGTGGCGCGCGTGGGAGCGCCGGACGCATTGACGGTGTAAATGCCGTTTTCGGCGCCGCTCGACTGGTTCTTGATGAGGATGCGATCGCCGGTCGCCAGAGTGACGCCATCCACCGTGTCCCCATTCTCGAAGGCGCTGGCGAGCGTTCCGTTGGCTGTCGTGGCGACCCGCACCGGCAGCTTCGCCCCGCCCAGCGCCGCAACCTGCCCATAAAGCTCGGTGAAGTTGTCGTTGATCTTGTCGCCAGCGTCCCGAAGCGTGTCGCCCGTCCCGTCATTCGGTGCCGAGCCTATGTCAACCGTCTGTTGGGCCATTATCCGAGGTCCATTGTCTCTAGGGTGCTATCCATTGTGAGCAGCGTGGAATCGAAGCGCCGCGCACCTATGCTGATGTTGCCGATGGTGACTGGGCCGAGAACGAGCCGATCACCGGGCTCGCCATCGACGATGTAAGTCACGGCCGCGTAGTAGACCGAGCCGCCCGTCACGCTGCTGATGTCGACCTGCGTGGTGGAAGCCGGCAGTGTGCCGTAGACAATCCAGGCCGGGGCGTCGGGATCGGCAACCGGATCGATTATTCCGTCGTCTTGCCAGTATTCGAAGATGATCGCCGAAACCAAGGTGTCATCGTCCGCACTCCCCGAGATGCGAAGTGCGGGGATTGAAGCGCCACCACTTGCGAGTGAGACGGCGGTCAGCGTCCAGTTGTCAGGATCCGGAGAGCCGATGTCAGGAAGGAACGGCGGCGTGCTGGGCTGCGAAAGGTCCGGATCGAACTCCCCGCACCCATAGACGTCCGCATTGATCTGACGGAGCGTGAGCGTGTTCTGCCACTTCTCGTCGATCGAATAGGCTTCGACCCGGAAGGTCATCGAGCCCAGAGGAAAGCGGGAAGACACCCACGTCACCCAATCGCCGTCTTCTATCTCGCAGAAGGACGGACCAAGCGTTACGGTCCCGCGCCACCAAAGCCTGCCGAGCTTCCGCTGAATTTCCGCGACCCTGAGCGCCTGTTCAACGTAACGAACGAGGCGAAGAGAAATGCTTGCTTCGCGCGGCCTCCCATCAGCCGTAATATCGGCGGTATCACGAACAACCGGGGCTCCATGATCCTGCCACTTCTGCTCGGGCTCGACGTAGCGAGCGACGACGGTGTTAAGCCATTCCTCGCTAGACTCCGAAAGGATGCCACGGTTGCATCCGACCTTGCTGCCAGAGAGAAGGTCGTCGTCCGTAAAGGTCGCGACAACGCTTTCAGCATGGCCAGGATTGAGCTCAACCGAACCTTCGCGAGTAACGACGGTTCCGCCCGTTGCCGCGGCGAACATGCCTTCAACGTCGATGAAATCCTGATTTGCGTAGATCGGCCCCGCAACCCTGTAGCCCGCGTGGTGATCCAAGGCTCGAAACTGGAACGTATCCCCCAAGAACGGGCGCGAGATCAGCGTATGGCCGAGTGGGCTGTAAACGGTATCCGATAGCGAGGAACCGACCGGCGCCCATTCCGTCATGTCCACAGTCCGGATGGCTTGCAGCGTAGTAGTGCTATATTCGGTGCCGACCGCCCAAAGCGAAGACGCCCTCGGCTGGATATTCCGCATTATCATCACGGGATTTGTGCCGACGACACCGCTGCCGCTGTCGTCTAGGACCGTCTCTGCTACCGGATCGACGAGGATCAACCAGCCGTTTTGAAGGACGACTATATTCCCGTCAGGATTGGTCATTGCATAGGCGGATCCCGTGGTCGGTGACGGGACAGTAAAGACCTCTTCGGTTAGAACGTTAACGAAGCTGAGATCGGATCCGCTCTGACTGACACCCCACGGCCCACCGTCCGGGCCGGTAAAATAGGACTCGGCCAGGGAGCCGACCACAGTGTAAACGGTGCCGCCAGTGACCAGATACGCAGGGCCGCCACCTATAAGGTCGGCTAGGAGCACTCGCCCGCCAGCATACCAAACCGTTCCCATTGCCGTCGGGAACTCAGATGACGGGACGATGACCGACTCGCCGCCACCAAACGACACGAAATAGAGTTCGCTACCGAATGTATCGTTGAGGGCGTAGAAGCCGTCTTCGGCCGCCGCGGTTCCACCGCCAATGTATGACTGTATAGGACCGGCCGTCTGCCGTGTGAGAGCGTCCCAAACCTGAAAGTGGCCGCCGCCATCAACGAGGAAGAAACGATGGTCTGGCGTGAAGGTTACGAAGTTGAGGCCGAACCCATTAGCGTCAGCTTCGGTAAAGGGCAGAGCTGGGCAGGACGCTTCGTCACACAGATTGGCAGCAGCAAATACATTCTCCGGAGGGGCTTCCTCAGCAGTCAGGCCCCTGCCAATTAGAAGCTGCGTCTGGTCGCTGTTGTCATCGTTCGCATAGACACCGCGAACCCACTTATAACGGCAGATCGCCGCGTTCTCGGTCCACTCCCAGGTATCAGGATCGTCAATGCGATGCGGTCCCGATCCGCCCGTAACCGTGTCGTCAAGCCTCGGGTCGTAACAGAACGCGCCCTTCAGAACGAAACCGAACCGGGGACGTCCACCCGGCCACGCCGGATGCTTCTCGTCGGGCTTGTCGGCGCGATACGCCACGATGACATCGCAGCCCGACTCGCCGATGTCGGCTGAAGTCCAGCCAGGCCCATTATCCAGTACGATGTCGGGCAGGGGATCGTTGGTCGTGTCGGCCCGGAAAAACAGCCTGAACTTGAGATCGTCGTCGGTCGGATCGAACTCCCGGTAATCCCCGTCACCTTTGTATTTGTGATACTCGTCGTTGACGTAGAAGCCGATCAGCGAATGGCACTTATGGTCCGCTAGCCGGATAATCAGGACTTCCCAATCGGTCCCGTACTTGCCGCCATAGTTGAACCCGTCGACTAGACTGCCGGGGGTGAACGTCTCGCCGACCAAAAGAACGCGAGGCTGTTCCCCGAGCTGGATCGACATTTCCGACGCTTGGCGCGCCGGGGTCTTCGGTGCGGTCAGCAGGACGACGGCCTGCATCACGACCATTGCGCTGCCCTGAATAATCAGGGCAGGGTTTCCGGTGACGATGCCGACCGCGATCAGCGCGACACCGACGACAAAGCCGACGACTTTACTCATCGGCCCTTCACCCTTCTAACAGCAAATAGACCATGCGACGGTCATCGCTCGGCGAGGCACCCGCTTGTTGCCTCGATCGCCTGGAGCAACGAGTTTATCGCCCTCAACAATCATCGGGTGGATGCCCAAAGCCTCATCCGGAACCCCGGCAATATCCCCACGCTTCGCTAGTGCCGGAGGGATGCGCTCGAAACGCTCGTCTAGAGCGGCTTCGATTCCTCCAAGACGTTTGAGGACGCGGAGCGCGCCCGTCTGAGTTCCCCAGCGTAGGCCCTTCAGCGGATCCTTGCCCGTTGCCGCCTTGACGGCTCCGGCAACGAACTTCGCGCAATCGTTATCGCCCCACGAGTGAGGCGTGTTCTGACGGCTATCCACGAAGGCCAGAAGCTCGGGAATGTCTCGGCTGCATCCCATCAGTGGAGCATCCCACCGCCGAAGCCGCCGCCTCCTGAGCCGACCGAACTGCCCGCCCGAGCAGGCTTCTTCCCGCCCCAGTAAAGCATCTTCTCAGGCGCATAGGCGGTGAACTTGAAATAGCCGTCTAAGGCATTGATGAGGCGTTGGTCCGAGTCCGCCCGCATTCGTGCGCCGCTCCGGCCGAGCCCCCGAGCCGCGCTTTCAACCGACGCGTTAATAGCAGCAGGGCCGCCGATGACTTCTTCTGTCTCGACGGTATCTATCCGCCCGCGATCGAACACATGGGCGTCCAGCAACGTCTTGCCGTCGCTCGCGAAGATCAGCCGATAGAGGACGACCGACGCGCCCTTGACTTCATCGGCATCCAATAGAGCTAGTGCCTCGGGCTCAACACCTGAGAGAGTGAGGGTGAGGCCCTGAGCTACTCCACCGAGCGCCCCGTTGGTCTGTTGTGCAATCGCGCTGTTGCCAAGGCCGAGATATTCGTCGCCGTCGATCGTGATGGGACCATAGCCGCCCCAAACCCGGATCGGCGTTCCGAGCGGGTCACGCGGCGTAAGCTGGACGGCCCCGGTCACAATTGCCTCGCCGGCCTCAATCGCAGTCATCGCGCCCGAAGCGATCGACTTCACGCGCGTATGTCCTGAATGCCGGCGATCTGGCCTTCGCGGATTGCGTAAAGCCGGTCGACCGGCCCGACGCTCGTCTGATCCAGAACCAGCGCCATGATGCATCCTGGCTCGTCCAGATGCGCTTCGGCATCAACCGGAACCGCTGCCGGAACGGGCGGCTCAACAATGACGGTCGCTGAGCCGCCGCCGTTCGCGGTTGCGCCCTCAACGACCCTGACAATCGCGCGCCAGGGAAGTCCCGAAACCGCATCCTCGGTCGCGGTCCAGCGGAAGTCGATGTAATCGCCCTGACCCAACACGAGGCCAACGGGCAGGCCGGTCAGGGTGAGTTCGGAATCCCCATCGGCGTTGATGTTTTCGGACCAGCCCGAAGCCTCTCCGTCGAAACCACCGGGAAGCCCGCTTTCCATGTAGGCTTTCGGCAAGGGCCTTGAGATTGGCCGACCGATGAACCGCCGCGTCTGTCCGCGCATTCCCGAAACCCAAGCGCGCCACTCATCGGAGTTGTCCTGAGGCATTCGGCTGAGCGTCCAAACGCACGACCAAAGCGGGAAGCCGCTCTGCACACCGCCGATGCGGCCGCTCGCTTCTGGAGCGGCGAAGTCGTTTCGCTGGATTTCGAAGGCCTCCATCGCGACATACATGTCGGGCATCGCGACGGGTGACTTCACTTGTCCCTCCAGATAAAGCGCTGGCGGGCGTCATTCATGGTTCGAACTACCTGACCCGGCAGTTCGCGTTCGAACTGATCCTGGCGCGCCTGGATCGCCGCGACCGAAGCCGGATCTGCGCCGCGGTAATCGTTGTGAAAGTGGAGCTCCATTGTCGGCATGGGCGGAGCGTTGTCGTTTGAGATACCGCGCGCCTTGAGAAGCTTGTCGGGACTGAACCTGACGGGCCCGCCCGATGCAAACTTGAATGCGCCTGAATTGATCTTCTCGAGCAATGGCAGAAACTTCTTCGTCGCGGACGCCTTCACGACGAACTCGCCATTGGAGAGCAGCGCCGGGATGCTGTCGGAAGTGGATGTTCCGCGTCCCCGGATGAACCCGCCGCTAGCGAAACCCTGTACCTGGCCGCCCCCGGAGAACCCGCCGACCGCCTTGAAGATGGAGTCAATGATGTATTTCTGGATTGCGAGCCGGATGAGGTCGGCGAGGATCTGTTCGGCAACCGCGTGGAAGACGTCCCGCAGCTTTGCCGTCCCCATGATGACGGCGGTCAGGCCATCGCCAAGGGTTTGAAGGCCGCTGGTTGCGATCCGGGCCAGAGCGTCGTTAGCCGTCTTTGCCGCTTGCGGGATCGCCGTGAGCATGGACAGCATCTTGTCAGTGTCGACGTCCATTCGGTCCGGATTGTCGCCGGCCCCCAAGAGGTCGGCGGACGGAAGCGGGTTTTCGGGAAACCCTGTATATTCAGCGCGAAGGCGAGCGACCGCCGCGGCTAGATCATCGACTCCAAGCCCGGCCTTGAGAGCGTATGCCTCGAGGTCCGCCAAATCCTTATTGAACTGGATTTGTGCGGCGTTCTCCGGAAACAGCCGATCGAGAATGCCCTGAACCCGATCCTGAAGCGCCTTGAAAGCGTCTCCGGCTTTCGTCGTCGCCTTGTTGACGGGCTGAACCATGACCGCATCCAGGCGCGCCATTTCGGCGGCGATGCCGTCCACCATATCGGGAACGTAGGAGTGCCCGACGACGCGATCGTACAGGGTCGCGAAAGCGTCCCCGACTTCCTTCGCCTTGTTTCGAACCCAGTCGAACGGCGCCGAAAGCTTCTGAAGCGAGGCGGAAACGGCAGTAACCATGCGCCCGACGGCCGCGCCCGCGTTCCCGAATGCGGTCACGACGGCCCTGTCGAAATCGGCTGCGGCCTTCTGGATAGCTAGGAGGAAGCTGTCGATCCGGCCAACGGCCGCTTTCACATCGTTGACGATCTTCGTCAGGAACTCGTCTTTCGACGGAATACCCAAGCGCTTATCCAAGCTGTCCGCGCCGTCCTGAATGGACTTCAGCTTGGCGTTGATGTCGGTCGCGGCCTTAGTCGTGCGATCGACGACGCCCTGAATATAAGGGCTGATCTTGTCCCAGTTCTGATAGGCGACGAACACCGCAATGGCGCCGGCCGCAACGATGCCGAGAACGGGGCCAAGCGCCGCTAGCGAAGTCGCAGCGCCAGCCGCGCCCGTTCCCGCCAGGCCGAGAGCAGGGCCGATCTTGATAAGCAGCGGGAGCATCGAACCCGTCGCGCTAATCACCGCTCCGAATGCGACGAGCATCGGGCCGAGAGCCGCAGCGACGCCGCCAGCGATAATGAGGAACTTCTGCATCCCCGGCGAAAGGCTGGAGAAGGCATTCGCGATTGAGACAATCGCGTTCGTGAAGATGGGAATGATCGGAAGTAGAGCCTGTCCAACCGTCTCGGCCATCTGCTTGAAGGCGTCGGTCGCCTTGTTGTACGGATCCGCGTCCTGAGCGGCCTTCGCCGCGCCTCCGAATTGTCGTTCGAGCTCGCCGAGGATGATCGCCTGAGCCTTGGCAGTCTGCCCAGTCTCGACGAGGCTCTTAATCGTCTCCTTCTGAGCCTCGGAAAACTGGACGCCGACGCGGGCTAGGGCATTCATGCCCTTGACCGGATCGTTCAACGCCTTGCCGACCTGAATGGCGGATGCCTGCAAGTCCTGCCCCAAGCGAGCGGAGAGGTTCACGGCCGCTTGCTGGGCCCGGTCGAACGCCTGCCCGGAAATGTTGCCGAACGTCAGGAGATTGGCGGTGACCTTCTTGAGGATCTCGTCGCCTTCGAACAGGCTGTTCAGCTCCAGAGCGTCCGAAGCTTTCTTGAGCTGGTCAGCAGTCTTCCCGGCAACCGGACCCATGCTCTTGAGCGCGGCATTGACCTGGGCCATTGCCGCGTTTGCTTCGTTCGCTTCCTTCAGGGCCACGGCGCCGAACCCGACGAGCGGGGCGGTGATCGCCAGCGACATTTTCTGACCGATGCCGGCGACCTTCGTCGCCATCGCTTCGAAGTCTCGCTGCGTTTTCCGAAGGAGCTTGCTGGCCTGAGAAGTTCCCTTCTCGAACGCAGCAGTCTCCATTGTCAGGAGGACGGCTAGATTGCCGATCAGGCTCTCACCTGGCATCGTCCTCCCCTTTCTTGGGAACTTCTCGGATGGTTACGAGCCCGCGGCTGGCGAGCGTTGTGAAGGTCGCGACCGCCTCCATGACGGCGCTTCCCTCGTGCTTCGGTTTCATCTCGTCGAGATAATGCTGAAGCGTCTTGAGCTTCGGCCCTGCGAGAGTGAATCGAGCGATCCGCCAGGCAAGGGCCGTGTCGCACTGGAGTTGGATTTCCAGCCGCTTCTTGCACCCCGCCATGATCGCCGCATGGGAAACCGGCGTCTGATCGAAGAATGTATCGGCAGGCTGACCAGCGGCAACCCAGTCGGACCAAAGCCCTACCCAGTCCGTCGGCTTCGGCGGGCCTGCCGGTTCGGAGGGTTTGCGGCCGAGCCTTCGTCACCCTCCTTGACGAGAGCCGCGGTCAGGGCGTCGCCTATGACCTGGCTCATCTTGCCGATGCCGATTTCGTCGATCAGGTCTTCGACTTTCGCTTCGGTCAGCTCCGGATGGAACTTCAGCAAGGCGAACTCGAGCAGGATCCCGATGTCGGAAAACCGGATGTTGGCTGACGCGGCGGCAATCTTGGACTTGTCGCCCAAGTCTTCAGGGGAGAGTTGCGGCATGATGCCCGCAATCGCCTGGAAGAATGGCTTCGGCTCATCGTCGGTGCCGAAGTGGCGCTCGACGGCCTTCATCGCCTTGAACCCGAAAACGGCGGAGAACTTCTTCCCCGCCGCCTCGAACGTGACAACGCCTTCAGGATCGGCCGACATTAGCTAGCCGCTGCTTCGGCCTGGGCCCCGGTGACCTTGATCGTGATCGTGGCGCGCATGACGCCATCGACTTCGATCGTTCCTCGGTCATAGCCGGTGACGATGCCGTCGCCAGTGACTTCCCAGTTCGCGGTTTCGCGAGGAACAACAGCCATCCAGTCGCGAGTTTCCCCGTCGTCGAGCGCAGCCCGAACGAGGATGTCGGTCGCCGAACCCGGGACGTAATTGATGACGACTTCCATCTCGCCATCGTCGATCATGCCGGCGACGTATTCGCGGCGGCGGTTCGGCGATTTCAGGTGGGTCGCTTCGACCTGTTCCGTTTCGCCGTTTGGCAGGGTGATACTGACGACTTCGACAAGTTCCGTCAGTGCATCGACAGCATCGTCAAGGTGGAACTCGCCACCCCAACCCGTTTTTGCAGCAGTCATTTAGGGGTTTCCTTCAGGCTGATTGCCACCAAATCAGAAGATCGGTGGAGCGGCGGTGGATGAACTGTGTCTCGGTTCGTTCGCCGAGGTCACGGGCGCCATCCACCAGCGCCCGATTGAAGATGATTCCATTGCCCGTGTTCTCGGGAACCAGCGCAGCGAGCGCCGCTTCCGTGATCGCCAGGACCGATGCGTAGGACGTTCCAAACACGTCCAATTGGACCCGCGTCTCGCGAAGGTCGTCGAAGCCCTTCAGGTGTTGCGGCCTCGGGTCACTGATGACCTGAAGCACGATCGCCGGAAGCGCCGCGGCTTGAGGACGGTCGACCCAGTAAACCCGCTGCCCGACGAGAGTAGTGACGGGGGACGCAGCCAAAAGCCGCGCCCTCAAGGCTCCCTGCATGTCCACAGTTTCAGCCTCCGACCCGTGCCCGCTTGTTCGCTAGTTTTTGAGCCGCTTTGCTAACTGCGTCCCAAAGGTTCGTTTCGACGTAATCCAAGGCCGGTTGCGCCCCGGTGTCCCAGGCGCTTCGCATGTACCCAAACGCCGGTGTGTCTACCGTCCCGAACTCATCGAAACTGGCGTAGGTCAGGGCCGCGCCGAACCCGCTTGCTGGGCCCATCGCCATTTGAATGCCGGTTCTCGTGTCGAACTTGGCGTCACGCTTCACCCGACGAGTTCGCTTTTCTCCGACCGAAATACTGAATGCCAGGCGCCCGGTTCGCTCAGGAGCGAGCGCGGCCGCCTTGTCCGCCATTGGCTCGAGTGCGCCCTTTGCCACTTTTCGCAGCACGGTCTTGCCCGTCGCTTTCGGGAGGTCGTGAAGGGCATTCTCCACTCCCCGAAACCCGGCTAGCGTCACGCCCATCTTCATCGGCAAGCTCCACATAGCCGCGGGCAATCAGGCGTTTCGCCTCGCTCTCCGAGGCTTCATAAACGGGACCAGCGCTGCCGGATTTGAACGGATCGCCAAAGCCGCTGTAGCGATAGTGATCGCGGATTGTGCGGACACGGACCATCAGAGCGACACACCGCTTTCGGTGATGCGAACATCCAGCACGGAGGCCGAGCTCGCAATCCCGAGGATGGTCGCATATTCGCCCGAACCGACGTCCGCGACCGGGCAAATCCCGCCAGGAGTGTCGGAGAGGTAGTAGGCGACGCCCGGAGTCAGCGTGGCGCCGATCGTGACCGGCCCGCTCTGAATCACTGCCAAAGGCTGATTGTTAGACCCTCCGTTGAGAGCAATTCCCGTCGGACTTCTGGCCGCCGCAGTGACGGAATTGCTGTCGGCCAGCATGTATTTGTTCGTCGCGTCGTCCAAATAAACGACCTTGCCGGCCGTGATCGTCTCTCCAGCGGTCCCGCGATCGACGCTGGCGCCACTGCCCTTGACGACATTCGCAGCTGTAATCGAAAGATCAGCCATCTAAGCGCTCCTAACCACAGTGAAGTGAAGTTCATCGTTCAGGCCCACGCGCGCGGGCGGTGCGGTGATGTCCCAATCGAAACCATCGAAAACGGCCCGATCCTTCGGAATCACGCCAGACAGTTCCGGCGTCCAGTTGACCATCACAGTCGCGGCCTGTTGCGCGCTTTCCTGCGCTGCCTGACGACGTTCGGATCCGGTGCCGTAGAGAACTTTCGCCGCGACCTCGATTTCAAGCGCCAGCGTGTCCCAATCGATCAAAGACTCGCTCGTGTAATCGTCGGAAACCGGCGTTCCGCGCTGAAATGACACGAGCGTTGTCCGCTCGCCGGCAGGAATGGTCAAAAGACCGACCGGAACTGGTCAGCCAACCGCATCGCTCCCGATAAATCGGGGTTGATGCGATCATCAAAAAAGGCCGACGTTGCCATCTTCACGGCGCCCAAAAGGTGCGGCGGGATGTCTGCCGGAAGCGTGAAGCCGGCCGTAAACTTGACCCTCACACCGCCCGGCCGACCGTCTGCGTAGGGCCAGGTCGAGCCGCTTGCAGAAGCAAGGATGTTCCCGCCCGTCACGTAGGTATCAGCGTCGATTACCGTGTCGGTGCCGTTGCTGTCGTAGTAGCTGACTTCGCCAATCCCGTCGTCTGCGACCGGCCCAATGGGCAGGTACATTCGCGACGCGAACTGATCGACCGTCCAGAGAAAATCGCGCTCCTGAAGCGATTGGCCGGTGTAACTTTCGACCCAGCCGATCGCCTGGTCCCGAGCGCTTTCAAGAGCGTCGAAGTGATAGCTGTCGCTGTCGGTCAGCCTGACTTGGATCTTCGCGTCCTCGAGCGGCAAAATCGTCTCGCCGTCGAACGGCGCCAGGGCCGTCAGCATTTACGCAGCAGCAACCGCAGCAGTCGCATTGCTGTTGGCAACTGCAGAAACACCCAAGTTCGTCGCCTTGACGCTCGCCGTGATAACGGCATCGACGTCATCGACAGTGAGGTCGTAGGTCGCCGCAGAAGCTCCGGGGATCACAACGCCATCCCGCTTCCAGATGTAAGCGTAGGCGTCGGGCGTGTTGCTCCAAGTGCCGTTCGACAGGCTCAGAGTTTCGCCTTCCGTAGCCGTTCCGGTGATAGCCGGCGCAACCGAGTTGACTGGCAGTTTCGCCTTGGCATCAGCCGCACGGCTGGCCTGCCGGCGTCCGGCGTAAGTCGAGCGTGACAGGCGCGCCATGTTACTTCTTCCCCTTTGGCTTGGCCGAGGCCTTGTTTGCGGGAGCCGCTTCCATCTTGTTTTCCGGAGCGGCTTTCTCGGCCTTCGTTTCGCTCACGCGCTTGGCGAGGCCGCGTTCTTCAAGGCTCTTTCCCTGATCGTCGCTGACTTCGAACTCGCCATTCGGAGGAATGTTTTCAGACGAGACGGAGCTGATGAAAAGCGTGTCGAGTGCCTTCATTTTCATGGGATTTCACTCCTTTCTGGACGGTCACTGATGGCCGTCGAGAAAAGAGGGGCCAGCCCGAAAGCCAGCCCCTCTCCCCTGTTTTACGAAGTCAGGTCGGTAACCTGATCCGAGAAATCGCCCTTAACGAACGCGAGCGCATTGTAGACAGCCAGCGCCAACCGCTCTTCGGCCAGGATGGTGACCAGGTTGGAACGGAAGTTGACGTCGTCCTCGGTCGAAATCTCCACCCGCGCATCCATGCGGTCGAAGATCTGCGCGCCGTAACGGAACGCTCCGACGAGGAACTTGTCGACGGTCATCGCTGGCGTTTCGACCACCGGCAGGCCCCACAGACGCGGGTTGGTCCCGTCCTGCGGATTGCCGATGATGTAGGCGCCCGCGGTGTCCTTCGTGGTCTCGATCTTGAACCAGTCGGTCGGATTGAGAACGATGCCCGTCGGCGGGATGTTGGCAAGCGAAGCCTGCAACATTGCCGCTCTCAGCACATCCAGGAACGTCGGCGACGTAACAACCGCGAGATTGGCGGTTGATGCCGTTGCCTGCGTGTAGATGCCCGAAAGGTCAGGACTGCCCGCGCCGTTCAGCAACGCGTTGTCCTCGACATAGCCGAGGCCGTAGCGAAGCCGCCCGTCGATGTACGACTGAAGCATCGGAACATCGTCAAGGATGTTGCGGTGAGCAAGCACCCAGTGGGCGATGGTCACGACAGCCGAAGTCACCAGGTCGAACTTCATCTCCGACTGGGCCTTCACTGCGCCGCTCGTTTCCGAGATCGCCGCGGCCGAGTTGGTGAAGCCCGTCTCCTTCGGATACTGGATCGCGTTGGAGTTGGTTCGTCCCGGCGTCAGCAGGTCACGGATCGTCAGGCGGCGCTTGACCGGATCGACGATCGGAGCCCGCATCGGGACGATCAGGTCACCAGCCGAACCATCGGCGTCCGTAGTCAGGGACGTGATGATCGCCTTGACCTCGGCGCCAACACGGCGGCCCGAAGTCGGGTTGGCAATGAACGCCTTGACCTCTTCGTTTGAAACGAAGATTTCGCCGGCCGAAAGGATTCGTCCGTCGCCCTCTTCGCCCTTGCGGGCCATTTTCTGCTCAAGCTCGTCGAGACGGGCCTTCGCTTCGGTGACTGCGGTTAGAGCTTCATCAGCGGTTTGCTTGGCACCGGCTGCAAGGGGTTCTCCCTTTTCAGCCTTGCCCAGCGCATCCGTTGCGATGCCCTTCAGTTCGTCGAACTTCTTGTCGAAGTCGGCCTTGACCTCCTTCGCTGCCTGTTCGGGCGTCAGTTCACGCCGGCCATCGCCACCGTCGGGGTGGCCCGTGCCGTCGCGCATATAGCGGCCCACGCTACGTTCGGCATGGGTCATCGCTCCGAGCGCGCAAATGGCGCTCGCAAGTGCAAGCTTTTTCATTGGATTTGCTCCGGTTTAAAGTGAGTTAGGCGCGGATTTGGTCCCGCATTGCCGACCAGAAGTCAGCGGTGGTTGCATTGCCGGACTCACTCCGGAGCAGATGCGCCAAGCCTTTTCCCGTTATTGCGGTGGCCTGGGTTTTCGAGAAACCTGCCTCGCGCAGGAACTCCTCGAACTCGGGAAGCGAAGGCAAATTGCCCCCGCTGGTATAGCTTTTCACGTTGTCGACCGCGGCTCGGCGCTGCGCCGGGAAATTGACGGGCGAGACTTCCCAAAGATCGACGCTCTTCAGGATGCGAATCCCCGGCCGCTTGGCGTCGGTTTCGCTCTCAATCGTCTCGTAACCGATCGACAGGCCCTTCATGGCCTTCCGCTTCAGGGCCCGGTGAACCCGCTGGCCCATCGCGTCCTCGAGGTCGACGGAGCCTTGGACCCAAAGGCCCTTGCCGTCCTGCGCCATGTCGTTCCAGTTGCCGATCGGCGGCTGAAAGGAGTCATGGCCCCAAAGCATCAGCGGCATCGTGCCTTCGCGCTTGTGCTTGGCCAGCGTGTCCGAAAAGGCGCCAGGCGCGATAATGTCGCCGTAGCTGTCCGGAGCTCCACCGAAGACCGAAGCATAGCCTTCGATCACGCCTTCGTCGGAGACGGCCTTAACGTCGAGGCCGAATGACTTATGCAGCATCGTCTTCCGCTCCAGTCGCGCCCTCTATCGGCGTCGATTGCGAGATGAGCGGGACTGGTTCGTCCCACCCTTCCATTGGCTCTAGGTTTTCGAGCCGCCTAATTTCGTTTCGGACCATCCAGCCGGGCTTTTGCGTGTCGCCAAGGGCAGCGCGATAAAACTCCGAACGGCTCTTGCTGTCCCCCCGGAGAAGCCCTTCAAGATTGAACTCGACCATGATCCCATCCGCACGGTCGCGTGCGGTCAAAAGCTGTTTCTCAAGTGCTTGTTCGATCCGCTTCAGCCGGCGCCGGAGCGTGAACTTCTGGAACCCTAGCGTCTGCTGCTCCAGGCCCGTTCCCCAGCTCGTCGTCTTCTCGGTATGCCCCACCATGTGCGGCGGGACACCGAAGAACCGGCAGATTTCCTCAACCGAAAAGGCGCGGCTTTCCAGCATCTGCGCATCATCTGGATTAATGCTGATCGACTGCCACTTGAGGCCATTATCGAGCAGGAAGGGGACTCCGGCGTTCATCGAGCCGGTGTATTTCTCCTGAAGCAGCTTCTCCGCGTCAGCCCTTTGTGTCCCGACGAAGGTCTTGTCGGAAGTCATCACGCCAGAGGGCTTCGCTCCATTTCGAAACGTCGCCAGCGCAGCCGTGTTGATTGACCTCGCTATCCCGAAAGCCTGTCGCCCGAAGGTGAGGGTAGACAAGCCACCAAGGGGTGATCCACCGAACCCGCGGATGTGGAGAATGCGCGATTGCGTCTCCCTCCGCTGCCGCTGGCCCTCGCTCCATCGATATTCCAGGTCCCCGTTGCTAATGCGACTGACGCTCACCGTCTCCGGAATGAGGGGAGGCGACAGCGCAATGACCCGCCCGTCAGATGCTCGCTCGATCTCGCAATAAGTGTTTCCCTGCAATTCCAGGCAGGCTTCGGCGAACTCCCAAAAATCCATCGACGTTTGATCGGCATTCGGGCTGTCGTGAAGCACCCGGTAAAGCGGGTGATCGTAAGCGACCGTGCGCTGTCCATCGCGCGAGGTTCGGTAAACCATCAACGGGAGCGACGCGATCGTCCCCGCAAGCAGGTTCACGCACGCCCACGCCGCCGAAAGAGCCAGAACCCCGCCGACGCCGGCCGTCCCGCTGTCCTGATATTCGGACAGGCTGACCGTGTTCGTGCGGAAGTTCGTTCCGTCCTGGCGAGACACGCCCGCCCAGTCGTACACTCCCTGACTCAGGCTGATTATTGCCTTGCTCTCACCCGGCGATGGCAGAAGCCATTCCATCGCCTTCGCGATAGGATTCACGCGGCGAGGCTCGCCAACCAACTATCCATGGAGCCGCTGCTTCCCATTGCTATCGCCGCTCCTATCCCCATGCACAGCGCTACGGCTGCGTCGATCTTGTTGACTGACCGCTGCTTTGCGAGCCAGCGGTTGTCCCACTTGTCCTCGTCGGTCACCGCCGACATCATCGCGGAAATCAGGACGGGATTACTCCTCAGCCGGATCCTGCCCTCGAGCATCGCTTCCTCAAGCAGGCGAAGCGAGCCGGGCATCCACAGGCCTTCGGCCTCGCGCCCTTCGGCTTCGGCTGCCGCCTTCATTTCCTCGGTCGGCTTGCCTTTCTTCGTTCCGCCTTGCGGATGTTCCACGAACTCAAGCAGCAAGCCTATCTTCTGGCACTCTTCTTCGAAGCGCCGGAAGGCGTATCGGTCGTAAGCCACGATCCCGATGTCGAAGTCTCGGCTGTCGTCGGCCAAGGACTGCGCCACATGGTCAAAGCGGATGCTCTGACCCTTGGGAGCATGAAGAAACCCTTGATCGGCCCATGTCCTATAGTGCGGGCTCTTGTCCCTGAGCGCCCTTGCGTCCAGCGTATCGCCCGGCGTCCAAGCCTCGATCCATGCATCGAAGGTCGGTTTCGAGACGATTTGCGTCTCGCCTTCGACCTCTGCCTCAATCTGGACGCTGCCCGTCTCGACTATGCAGGCTTTGGCCGTGAAGTCCCGGTTTTGAGACAAGTCCAGGCCAACGGCGATGCGCTTGCCGTGATGCTCTGAAGGATCGAAGTCCGCCAAACAGGGCTCGAGGACTTCGCGGGTCATCCATGCCGTCTCGGCGTCGGTCCAGACGCAGAAGTGAAGCCTCAGAATCCCGTTTAGCTTGCCGGGCATTGCCTTGGCCTGGGCCACGACGCCGGCAAGATATTCGTCCGTGATCGTCACGCCTAGGAGCGGGTTCGCTTTCGGCCAACATGACGGGTCGGCTAGAGGGTCGTCGCCCTCGTCAAGAGAGCAAACGTAGGAAAATGTCGTGTCGTCGATCGGCTCGCCAATGAAAGTCGGATCGGTCAGCGCGTCAACATGCCCGGCCGCGACCTTGACCGCGTGTTCGTGTTCCTCCCAAGCGACCGAGTTCCGGTCGGTTCCGCTGTTCGTAATCATCAACAGCAACGGTTGGCGGCGGAACTTGAAGCCCCGTTCGACCATCTCCATCGCCGCCCGGTCGGAGAGCTCGTGAACCTCGTCGGCCAAGCCGAAGTGAGGTCGCGGGCCCGAACCTGTTCGTCCTGCCTCACGACTGAGCGGGCGCATGAAACTGCCCGTTTTCAGCCATGCAATATTGTATTCCCGGCCCTCTCCGCCGCTGAACTTCAGCCGTTTCATCAAATCCGGCGAAGACCGGACCATCTTCACGGCGTCACGAAACAGAACCATCGCCTGGTCGCGGTGCGAGGCGACGGGATAAATCTCCGCGCCTGCTTCGCCGTCGGCGGTCATCCCGTATAGGCCGACACCAGCGGCCCACGGAGACTTGCCGTTTCCCTTGCCTTCTTCGATGTACGCCCGACGGAACCGGCGAGTGCCGTCCGCCCGTTTCCAGCCGAACAGGCAGCCCGTTTTGAACGCCTGGGACGGATGGAGCTCAAAGGGAAGCCCTTCGAACTGCCCGCCGTTCAGTCTCAGCCTGGTTTCAAAGAACCGGATGGCCTTGGCCGCTTCGGCTTCATCATAGTGAAGCCCGCGCTCGTGACCGTCCTGAAGATCCTTCAGGTGTCTCCGGCAAGCGTTCCGAACGTTAGGACCGGCAACGATCCGTCCTTCCGCGACCTCAATCGCGTAGAGTGTCGCCCGATCAGTTGTCGCCGAAGAACTCGTCAGGCTCTTCTTTCTTGCCATCGTCTCCGCGATTCCGTTCGTCGGTCAGCCCCAGTTCGCTCATGTACGCGCGGAGCTGACCGTGCTTCGCGGCGACAAATCGTTGGGGAGCCTCGCGAAACTCCTGCCAAAGTTCGCAGAAGGCGATCGCTGCGGGCTCTTTCGAACCGTCCAGCCATGCCGCGGGCTCAATGTATCGTTTCCAGGCGTTCGCCGCATCACCCTTCAGATGCTTGGGTCGGACCAGTTTCCCGCCTG